TTCTTGTTCACCCCCAAATGCTACAACTGTGCCTGGTTCATAATCAGCATCGCTGGTATAGACTTCTGCCAAGTCAGCGTAGTTAGCAGTATTAGAATTACCAGCAAAGGTTGTGCATCTTAGTGTTGATGAACTAGGAATATATGATAGTCCGCCAGTACCACTTGAATGTTTATCAATGTTGATACTTTGTGCGCCATCATTTGCAACAAACGCAACATTCCATTCACTTGCATCACTTGATGTATTTGTAACACTAACGTCTGTAGCACTTGCACTACCTGTTAGTGTAATAGTACTGCCGCTTTGTGTTGCTGTAACATTACCTGAACCAACAATAGTAACTGTGCCTGTGGTTTCACTTCCGCTTATGCCTACACTAGTTACCGTGTTAGTATTTGTATCCCAAGGAACACTAACAAACATTTTATCGTCGCTGTCAAGTTGTACTGCATATGTTTTAGCAACACTTGGTGTAGCACCAATTTTAACAAGTCCAAGTGTTGAAGACGTTGCAGTTGTGTATGTTGTGTTTGTATCTGTAAACAATGCACCTGTTGGTACTGCTGTTTTAACATTATCAAATGCCCAGTCTGAGCTAATTGATGTAGTAGTTGCACCATCAGTAGGAGTACTACTAATGGCTCTAAATGTGTTAGTATCTGTAAACAATGCATTTGCAGGTACTGCTGTTTTAACATTGTCAAACGCCCAATTACTTGATATTGCTGATGTAGTTGCACCATCTACTGGAGTATCGTCTACATCAATTATAGTATCAGTTGAACTGATTGTTACTACAGGTCCTGATGAAGGAGTAATAGTTGTTGCCCCTGATCCTACAAAATCAATATTAGTACCAGAAGTAATTGCAGATGCTTCACCACCGTTGGCTTTAATTCCCCAACTTGTATATGTATCAGCATCATTTGTACCTGAGTAACCTAAGTCAGCAAGTGTACCTAAATCTTCTATGCTAAGTGTTTTAGAACTGATGTCAGTGATGTGACCAAAATCATCAACACTAATACTTTGTATAACTGTATCGTTTGCTGAGTTGCTAACGCTTTCTTGATTGTTAGAAGTGTCAGCATGTGTAACTGTAATTTTATTATTTGCACCAGCAACATTAATTGCGGCACTGCCTGCAAATAATACATCCTGGTTACTAGCACCATCTGATAATCTTACTCTTGTTTGATCAGCGGCAGTATCACCTGTTGCATTATTTACTGTTAGGGCATACGTTGTATCAACACCTGTTAGTGTAACTGTATTACCGATTTGTGTTGCTGTAACACTACCACCGTCTGCAATAGTAATTGTTCCACTTGCTTCACTTCCAGTTATACCAACTTTAGTTTTAGTAACACTGAAACCACCAGTAATACTACTATAACTAAGATCGCCACCACCGCTAAACAAGTTACGTATTTGAGCATCTGTACGTTGTGCGCCTTCTGTAAAACTAAAGTTACCAGTAAGTGGGTCATAAGTTAAATCGCCACTGGCATTAAATAATCCACGTATGTCTGCATCTGAACGATCAGTATCAGTAAAACTAAATTGACCTGTTGCACTGTTGTATGTTATATCACCAGTAGCACTTAATAGTCCTCTAATGTCAGCATTGCTTGGTCCTGTGTATTCAAATACACCTGTGTTTTCAGTATAGGAAAATGATCCTAATCCGCCTGCGTCACTTGCACTTACGTTAGAACGTACATCACCTGATCCAATAGCACTCTGTGTAAAACTAAACTCACCTGTACTATCATCGTAAGTAACATCACCACTTGCACTAAACAAACCACGTATGGTATTGTCAGTACGTTCGTTATATGTTAATTCACCTGTAGCCGCATTATAACTTAAATCACCTGATACACTCAAAGCACTTCTTACTTGTGTTCTACTTGCACCAGTAAGTGTCATAGCACCTGTGCTATTGTTGTATGCTAATGATCCATAATATACTTCGCCAGCACCGTCTGGTGTGTTAGCACTTGTGATACTTGCTCTTGCATTTGATGTTGTAAATTTAGTAACACTAAACACACCTGTGTTTACATTGTAATTAAGATCGCCACTTGCACTAAACAAGCCTCTAATATCGCCATCTGTCTTTTCGTCGAATTCTATTTCACCAGTAGCCGCATTATAAGTAATACTACCTGTTACGGTAAATGCATTACGTATTTCATCTAACGATATACCTGTGTATGTGTAAGTTCCGTTGTTAGTGTCGTATTCTAATCCACCATAACGTGTTACACCATCTCCGCCAGTTTGTGCGGCACTAAAGTGAGCTCTTACTTCTGAAGCACTAGGACCTGTATAACTAATAACACCTGTGGTGTTGTCATATGTTAAACTACCATCGCCTCCTAAGTCAGTTGCACTTATTGCACCTCTGGCTCTTGCATTTGTAAAGTATAAGTTTGTTGGCGATAACGGACTTGTAACTTCCTGTACATCGTCTGTATTTAATACTATACTGTTGTCTACGTTTGCACTTTTACTGTTAACTTCAAATGTTTTACTATTAGCATAAGTTTCTACAAAGTCTTTGTTAGCGGCGTCTGTGCTTACTGTAGGCGTTGCTATACGCTCTACTTTGAAGTTCGCTAAGTCTAGGTTACCTTGTAATGCTTGTGTTGCTGTTAAGTCTAAATAACCAGGTCCAATTTTGCCAGGTTGTATAACGTTTGCATGTGTAAGTCCTAGTCTTCTGTTTACATAACTGCGTACTGCACTTTCAGTTGGTACAGTATCACTTGCATTGTCAGTCATTGCATCGTCAGTTGAAAACTCACTAACTGCAACACCACGTTTGAATCCAATACCGTCTAAGTTTGAAAGAGCAATACTTGCTGAGAATGTAACAGTACCTGTGCCTTGATCAACTTTAAAATAGTCACCTACTCTAAAGTTACCATCTTGGTCAGTGGTTACATAAAACACACGACCTTTGCCTTCTTCAACTACTTCTTTTGGTTGACTTGCCGCTATCTCAGGCTGTCCATAAATTTCTCTTGGGTAACTAGATGTTTGATAACTTCCTGTACCAATGTCAAGTAAATCATGTCCTGTACATCTTAGTGTACTAATACCTACAGTAATTCTAGCAACGTGTCCTGCTTGTACACCTGCTCGCATTGTAGGTTTGTCTGAGTATGATCCAAATGATTTTGTTAGTGCCGGAGTAAAGTCAACCTCTGCATATAGTTGTCCAGTAGTTGCTTTATCTCTGTATGCTGTAATTTCGTGTACAGTATCATTGAAAGCAAATATGTAACCTGTACCTGCACTGTTTGCTGTGTCTATTCTAGACTTTTCATTTACATCAAAGTCAACATCAAGACGTATTGTTGTATCGCCAACTTGCCCGGATCCTGCTACAGCACCTGCTGTTTCATCTAATACTAATTTTACATAATCGTATGTTTCTCTAAGAGTAATACGTGCTTCATTTACTGGCAAGCCTGCAACATCATATGCAAGTACACGATATACTTTGTCTGGGTCATCATCATATACAAGAGCAGTACTAGGTCTTGTTGGGTTAACATCTACAATGCCGTTGTACTTAACAACTTGTCCATTTCTAATAATTACATTAGTTGCGTTAGGAACGTCAACTTGTATACCAGGTTTACTTGCTATACCGACTGCAATGTTAAGTTGATAAACTTGTGGACTTGTTCCGTCAACTGCTGTAACACTTGTTACTTCATATCTGTTTAAGAATACTGGTTCGTTTTCTAAGTCGGTGCCACCATTGTGATCTATTTCAACTTCACTTACATTAAATGGTTCGTAATCTAAGTTAGTAACATAAAGTACTGTATCGTTTTGTTCGTTAGGATAGTCTGATGTAGTAAACGCTGTACCAATTTGTATTGTATCTTGGTCAACAAACACTTGGTCGCTTACTTCTAATGGATCACTGCCTTTAGCAACAAGAGCAAAGTCACCGTATGCTGTTGAACCGTTTAATGAACGTATGTCTGATCCATTCTCTGCTAGATAACTTATGTGGTTATAGTAACAGAATACACTAACAAGCTCTGAACGTGCATTGTTGGTTGTGTACACACCATAACCTAAATCGTTAATTTGTGTAAAGTCATTACCTAACATACTGATGTTACCAGCAGTAAGTATTTCTATGTTGTAGGGCACCGTAGGCAACGCTACAGCGGTCTCGTTTACAATTTGGTAGTAAGCAAGCGTCCAAGGTGTGTTATCGTTTAAAATAAGACGATATTCTCCTGCACCTACTCCTACTGTGTCTGCTTTGTCTATTTGAAAACGTGTGCCGTCAATAAAGAAACTAGTTGGAGTTTGTGGTTGTCTAAACACATTATCAATAACAATTTCAGTTGGACTGTTTATTTGTTTAATACGTGCATCTAAGTTACCAGCAAATCCGTCAATAAACATACCACCTGCAAAACTTACATCAGGTGCTTTTGATTTTGAGAAACTTGATGCTGTTTGTGTATAAGGTGACTTAGTAAGTATTTGTCCTTCTGGATCTAACACTTCCATAAATCCGCCATGCCCTTGTACACTGATATTTCTTATGATAGTTGCGTCATTCATTAACAACACATCCATCTCATCATTGTCTTTAGGTGCGTTAAAGTTTCCTCTAATTATTTCTGCTACTGAACCAATTAAGTCTTCAACTACACTTTGTTCAGCACTTTCAAGTAACATACTTGTTTGTGTTTTTAGATGGTCTATAGCCGCCGCTGTTTCTGTAACTTGATCGCCTGGTAGTTGTCCTTGATATGTTAGTGCGGCAAATAATGTTTCATTAAAGCCTCCATATAACATATCCAATGCCGCGGCATCAATTATATAACCTACGTCACGTCTACACTTTGCTACATCATATACTAAACTTGGATACGTTGTAGTAATAAAATTAATTGTGCTGTCTGCTAGTTGTTTCTTTGTTGACGCTGTACTTAATGTTTTATATGCTTCGTCATAGTCGCCTACATTTTCTGCATAGTTGTATATGTGATTGTTACGGTCTGCTAGGTAGTGAGCACCAAAAGGAAGATTGCCAACTACTGCTGGATCTAGTCCAAGGTTTACAGCATCTCTTTTAAAACGTATGTTTGCATATGGACTAGCACTTGGTCCAGGACGTGGTCTAATAATACTACGTCTAAACTCATCACCTTTAATAGAAGTATTGTTTGGAACCTTCATTGGAAAGTGTTCAAAGTAAATTCCACTTTCAACTCTAATTGTTATTTCAGGATAAGATGTGCCTGCGGCTTTAAATGCACTGTATGGAACTCCTGGAATAGGATTGCCAAACTTTAGTTCCTCGCCTTGTACAAATGTACCATCTTCAACATTAACAATAAATTCATCATAGTTCTCTGTTGATTGTATATTGTATTCTTCTATAATAGCAGTTGCGCCACTAGTCATGCCAAGTATTCTAAAGCCACTGCGTAACTCTGTTTGTGCATCTAAGAAACTAGCACCTTTGCCAACATTAAGAACTTTAAAGTCGCCTTGGTCTGCTATTGCTATGATAGTACTTTTCTTTTGGCTTACTTGACTGTCATATGTAATAAACTTTTGATATGGACCTAAGCCCTTGCTTGCTCTATTAACAACACGTTCTGCTTCTCTACAAGCCGCATTTAAACTAGCAAATGCTGTCCCTGGAGTTCTACCACGCTTCTCGCCGTATGTGTTATCATCCTTACCGTTAGGACTAACAAATAATACATTGGTGCTTGTTTGGAATGGTGTGCTTGCTACTAGATAGTAGTCTTCGCCATCAGAATATTCTAAACTTTGTGTGTTAGGATTGTATCTAAATAAACCATCAGTTGGACTAGGACGATCTTGTTCGCCACGCATCATTATTTCAGTTACGTTGCCAACTACATCAACTTTTATCTTATCACCAAATGCAGGCTTACCTCCACCTGTTACACCATCACCTATATACAGTTGATCGTTTTCGGTGTCGTAGATAACTTCACCATTAAGCGGTGTAAATGCTTGTCTATCTGTTGTTGGTCCGCGTCTTACTAATATACTACCGCGATCTGGCGTAGAGTCTTCCGACATTTATTAATCCTCTATCAATGGACTGTTTGGTCCGTAAGTAACATTAGGATCGTAAGTTGCTGTACCTGCTAATGGAATATAACCACCATCAAAGTAATTAGACGGAGTTTGGGTAATTGGTTCACCGTCAACTCTATCAACTTTAGACGTATATAGTGGTCTTATTTCTCCCGCATCTATAGGCGGAATATTAAAGAAGTTATCTTTATCAAATGGTGCACCACGTCTAATCATATACTATCCTTTAGTATATTTATCGGACTCTGTGGTGCTTTAGGTTAAGTTACAATACCAGTAGTTTTTTCAGTATATTGCTTTGCAAGTCCTTCTTCAGTTCTTGCTATACATACTATTGCGTTTGCTTTGATCTTAAATTTTGAATGATCAGGGTCAACACTAAACATAAATGGTGCTAATCCTAGACCTTGTCCTTGTGCAATTAATGCCATTGGCTTGTGAAGTGTAACTACGTCAGAATCTTCTGAATCATATCTGGCAATGATTTCTTCGCCTGCGTTTAATTTTAGACTTACTGTGTCGCCTGATGAAATTGGTTTTTCTAATAACATATTATTTCCTGTATGTGCTGTTTTCAAACAGTAGATTTCCTGCTACACTTACTCTGTACTCATCAGATGTATAAAATGGATACACCATGTGTTGCAACTTTGAAGAAAATAAAGCAATACCGCCTTCTTGTTCTTGAGGACATAATGATCCTCGGTTGCCGAATACGTCAGAGTAAATAAAGTGAAATTCTCCGTTTACTGCTCGTTCGTTTGTTTTTGTAAATTGTTTTTTTTCGTCTTCCTTATTGTAAGGAATCTTTACCCATATCACAAAACTTATATCTGCGTCATGATCGTGTATAGGGTTGAACTCGTACTTCTCTTGGTAGTTTGCCCAAAGGCTTACTAACTCAGATCTTTGTATTGTAGAATACTTAAACACATCTTGATATACACGAGTCATTTCTTGTACATATGGTTCAAGTATACTATTACATCTAGTCATCTCAAACTCTTTATCAATATGTCCTACTAAGTCTTGATTCTTAGGAGCACTGTTTGTAAAGTTTGATTCAAATATACCATCTGTTTCTTGTCTTACTGCTTGCATTATTTCTTGCGGTACTGTGTCTACCATATATCCAACATTTGGAAGGTTGAATATTTTACAAGTTTCTGGGTTTACTAGCATCTATCACCTATAGAGTAAATCCGGTACCATTGTACCCTGTGTTATCAATATATGCAACCATTTGTTCGTAACCACCTACTTTGTTTCCACCTACAATAATCTGTGGGAATGTTCTAGCAGTTGGAAATGTTTCAAATAAGTCTTCTCGAGTAAAATCTACATCTAGTTGCTTATACTCGTATTCTAAATTATACTTCTCACACATTGCTTTTGCTTTATCGCAATAAGGACAAGCAGGTTTACCATATATGGTTATCATAAACTAAATCCTTTTAGGCTGTCACTGTCAACATCCTGTTTGATACCACCAATGATATAACTTTCAACTTCTGTCTCCTGCGGTGCAACTTGCAAGCCTGAGCTAGATAGCCAATGCTGTGTCCATGGTAGCGGGTTAGTGTTTACTGGTGCATTAAATATTGCATTCATACCTAGTGCTTTCAAACGTCTGTTAGCAATGTATTCTACATACTGATGTAGTAGTGTATCATTAAGACCAATCATACTACCGTCTTTAAACAAATAGTTTGCCCAGTCTTTTTCTTCTGCAACACATTCACGCCATAAGTCGTATACTTCTTCTTGACACTCTTTAGCAATCTCTGCCATCTCTGGATCGTCTTTGCCTTGCGCCCACAACTTTAATACGTGTGTGCTTAGTGCCAAGTGTTGTGCTTCGTCACGAGCAATTAATGAAATAATCTTTGCAGAGCCTTCCATTAGTTTTAGCTCGCCAAATGCAAACGTACATGCAAAACTTACATAGAAACGTAAACCTTCTAAGATGTTTACTGTTTGCATTGCAAGATAAAGTTTCTTCTTAACATCACGCATGTTGCCTTTGTTGCGATGTGTATACGCATCAGCGGCTTCTGTAAATGCATCGTAATGCTTAGTAACACTTTGTGCTCTAGCAATAATTTTTTCATCATCTAGAATAGTATCAAATACTTCACTTGGGTCAGCATATACATTCTTCATAATGTGTGTATAACTACGTGAGTGAATTGTTTCAAAGAAGTCCCAAGTAACAATACAACCTTCTAGTTCAGGAATACTTACATGTGGCAAAAATGCTAAACACGGTCCACGTCCTTGTACACTGTCGAGCAGTGTTTGATACTTTAGGTTACTGGTAAAGATATGTTTTTGCTCTGGGCGGAAGTTAGCAAAGTCAGCTCTATCTTTTTGCAAACTTACTTCTTCAGGGCGCCAAAAGTATCCTAGCATAGTTTGATTTAGTTTATCAAACACAGGGAACTTAAACACATCATAACGTTGTGTATTCTGATCAGCACCAAAGAACATATTCTGTTTGGTGAAATCTACTTTTTCTTTATTAAAAACTGTCTTAGCCATTTCTCTTACTTCCTTATCATCGCTCTTGTATTGTAACTTCTTTTAAGAGCTGTGTCAACTATTAAATTGCACATGCCTCACATTCGCCATCTTCATCTATTACACCTGCTTCTAAAGCTGGTAACTCTTCTTCAACAAATCCTTCACTAGGATCTTCCTTATAGTCATAAGTGTTTTGATAGTAACTTGTCTTCCAACCTAACTTGTAAGTTGTTAGTAAATCTTTAATCATTACACTCATTGGCACTTCGTTGTCTGGGTAATGTGTTGGGTTGTAACTCCAGTTACCACTAATTGCTTGGTCAAAGAACTTTTGCATTACTGCTACTACATTAATGTAACCTTCGTTGCTTGGCATATCCCATAACAACGTGTAGTGGTTCTTTAGTGTTTGATACTGTGGAACAATCTGCTTAAGAGGCCCTTTCTTGGACTTCTTAACGGACAAGTAACCTCTAGGTGGTTCGATTCCGTTTGTTGCGTTCGACACAACGGAACTGCTCTCTGAAGGCATTTGTGCGGACAATGTGCTGTGCCTAAGTCCGTGTTCCTTAATATCGCTCCGTAAACTATCCCAATCATAATGTAACTTATTCTCTACTACTGCATCAACATCCTTCTTATAAGTGTCAATAGGAAGAATGCCCTTGCTGTATTTAGTGCGGTGGAAGTACTCACAAGCACCTCTCTCCTGCGCTAATTTGTTACTTGCTTTTAACAAGTAGTACTGGAACGCTTCTGTTAAATTGTGTACTAGTGTCCATGCTTCTTTGTCTTCGTACTTAACATGATTCTTAGCAAGATAGTGTGCTAGTCCAATGTAGCCTACGCCTAGTGAACGTCTTGCTTTTGTACTAACTTCTGCCGCTCTAATTGGATAGCGTTGATAGTCAATAATTTCTTCTAATGCTCTTACTGCTAGGTCACATAAGTCTTCTAGGTCATCTAGTTCTTTTAGTGTACCTACGTTGATAGCACTTAAAATACATAAAGCAATTTCGCCTTCTTCATCATCAATATGGTTAAGTGGCTTAGTTGGTAGTGTAATCTCTTGACACAAGTTACTCATGTAAACTTTATCTTCAAACGAACTATGTGTGTTACAGTGATCAACATTCATAATGTAGATACGTCCTGTTTCTGCACGTTCTTTGATCAACGCACTAAACAATTCCATAGCTGGGATCTTTTTCTTCTTGATACTTGTAGCACGTTCATACTTTTCATAAAGTTCATTAAACTCATCTGGATCACCAAAGTATGCTTCGTATAAACCAGGCACATCATGTGGCGAGAAAAGAGTTATATCGCCACCGGCTAATAACCTTTCGTACATAGTTTTGTTTAATTGTATGCTGTAATCTAACTTACGTACACGATTGTCCTCTGTACCTTTGTTGTTCTTTAGTACAAGGATGTCTTCAATCTCTTGATGCCAAAAAGGGAAGTGTGTAGTTGCACTGCCGCCACGTACACCATTCTGTGTACAACAACGTACAGTTGCTTCGAACTTTTTAAGGAACGGAATTATTCCTGTGTGTGCAACCTCTCCTCCTCTAATCTTTGCGTTAACGCCTCGTATACGTCCAGCATTGATACCAATTCCTGCTCTCTGCGCGGTATATCGTCCGATAGACATATCACTAGCAAATATGGAGTCAAGAGTGTCGTCACTGTCAACGAGAACACAACTAGCAAATTGACGTATTGGAGTACGTACTCCTGCCATAACTGGCGTAGGTATGTTAACTTTAAATAATGATGTTGCATCATAATAACGTTTCACGTATTGTATACGTGTTTCCTTTGGATAGTTAGCAAACAATGTAGCCGCAATCATCATATACATGAACTGGGGAGTCTCAAATATTTGTCCTGAAGATCTATCCTGACACAAGTACTTGTCAACTACTTGACGCATGCCTGCATAGGTAAAGTTCTCATCACGCTTGTGCTTAATGTAAGCATCTAATGATGCAATTTCTTCTTCTGTATAAGAATCTAAAATGCCTGCGTCATATACTTTACGTTCAATGTTTGCTTTAATAATATCTATAAATGGTAGTGCAAGGAACTCTCCAAACACATCTTTATATAACCCGTAAGCTAATAGTCTTGCCGCCGCATATTGATAATTTGGATTTTCTAATGAAATAAGATCATTTGCACTGCGTACCATAATCTCTTGAATCTCTCCTGTACTCATTCCATCATAAAATTGTAAGTTAGCATTCATTTCAATTTGGCTACTACTTACTCCAAAAATGCCTTCACATGCATGTTCTACTACTTTGTGTATCTTGTCAATGTTAATTGGTTCTTTACTACCGTTTCGTTTTACAATGTGAATGCCATTACTCATTTGCGTCTCCTGTTCTTTCATAATTCTTCTAATAATTTATTTTTGTTACGAGGTATTTATTGTTGCTCTTGTAAGTGATAGACTCTTTGCGAGTGAAGTGCATCTGGTAATTCCTCATGAGAAACGACTTCACCATTGTAGCCAACAACTGTGGATTTATCCACGACTAAAAGGTAATGCGTCTCTGATTGTTTTCTGTTTGTACTGATATGTATCTCGAATTCTGACCCAGCAAACCGATCGGTTAACTGTAGTGAATACGCCATACCTAGTACGGTTCCAAAGTCACAATAACAATTCTCTCTCAAAAGCTCCCACGGTCCTAGCCACGCTTTTTGATCCCACGGATCACACGTAATACTAGTCTTTGGTGCTTGCTTGTAAAAGTCTATTACTTGCTCGAAAGGCTCGTCAGCGGTCTCTAAAGAGTCCCTGAACTCCTTCCAACTTGCAAGTTGTTCCTCATATTTTTTTGTAAACATTAAGTCCTTGACGTAATAGTAAAAGTTAAAGTTGGTAGTATAACTGTAGACTCGGACGTAGCGTTTTTCATTTCAATATACACTGTTGGTCCTGCTCCTGTTGTACTATTAACTACATTAACAAACTTTCCTCTAAATGTCAAGTTATTTCCGTCACCTGATACGGAATTATCGTTACCTATGAACTCAAAATCATCTGTTACACTAATATTGTCGTTTTCTTTGTCAATAAGAACATTAAGTGTACCATGACGAGCACCATTTACGTTGTCACTGTTATAGTGATACTGGAGTTCGTATGATTTAGATCTATCAGCTGGTAACCTAAAGGCAGTTGCCCAATTACCTGCTGTGTTTACTGGGGTAACTGAATGGACTGTAGTATTTGCAAATGTAGCAATGCCTTCAACTTCTGGTAGATATTCAACAGTGTCGCTATCCCAGTTATTGCCGCCTGTATCACTTACAGTAACGTAGTCCGTTCCGTAGGATAAATCTTCTGTACGCTGAAAGTAATCATTTAAAGTATGGTTACCTGCTGTTACAAATTTAATAACGGAAGTAGTTACGTTTGCACTCGTACCTCCATCATTACCTACGTCATAGTATTTGTTGTTAAGTGAAGTATTTCTAAATCCTTTGTCAACTACAAATGCTTGTGCAAAAATTTCTTTGAATGTGCTGTTTTCAATTAGTGTGTTGTTAGGACCGTATGCTTCACCTTGTCCTAATTTATCAGCAAGGTCAGTGGCATCAGTATAGTCTACTGCTGGCATGCCGTTACCTAAACGTACACCTATTAATAATGTTTTAAATGTAAAATCTCTAAACGAATTGTCTTCGATATCATAAGAACTGTTCACTCCATAACAGAAGCCTTCAATGTCACAGTTTTCAAATAAGTTATCTTTTGATCTAATAGAAGCACTAAAACTCTTAAGGTTAATAGCAATGCTGTTTGCTTGTACACCATCGCCGTCCCAATGTGCTTTAATTTTTAAGTTAGAAAAGCGACCGTATAAACTACTTTGTAAGTCAATCGCTGTGTTGTATATGTTAGTTGCGGCATTATGATATTGTAGTGTCATATCACTAATTTCTATATTAGTTGCTTGGTTAGCCGCTGTTAGTGCTGTAGTTGTATCATAGTTGCCTACTGTACTAGAACCGTTAATTGTAACAAATATTGGATTGTTAGTAGTTTGTTCGATAATTGTTTTGTCTTTGCCTGCACCTTTTAGTGTAGTGTAAGGCGGTATCTTAAGACTGTTATCAATTTTATACATACCAGGAGCAAGATGTAATACATATCTGTTCTCTGGAGATGATTTAGTGTTTAAAAAGATGTTATCAATTGCACGTTGTAATGCTGGAGTTTGAATAACACTTGTGTCATGCTCTGCTCCAAAGTTAGCAACGTATACATCATAGTCTAAACGCTTTTGTAATGAACTAGTAGTAGGTACTTTGGCAGTGGCTCCAGTTTGTATATAAGATACTCCGCTCTTATATTCGTAACTACTTGATATTTCAAAAATACTATCAGCGGCTGTAAGTATCTTAGTGTTTCCTACTTGTGGAGCACCTTCACTTACTGATCCGTTTCCTATGTAAAGTTCTTGGGAATCTACTGCCCAACCTATTTCACCTGACGCAAGTTGAGGGATATTACTAGTACCTTTTTTACCTCTTCTTACTTGTATTCTACTTATTTGTACTACAGCCACTTGTTTATCTCCTGCACGTTTATTATGTATTTATGCGACAAAGGATTCTGCAAGCACATTAACTTTATTTTTAAAATCACTAAGTTCCAGGTCAAATTTCATTCTATTTACCCACCAGCACGTAAGGTGTATATTATCTGGTTGATATCCAATAGTGCTATCTATTCTGTCAACACTAACAGCATTTTCACATTTTCTATCAAAAGTCATAGGAATTTTTGCTATTGCACAAAGGCCTTCCTGATGATCATACAGTTGTTTAAGATACTCTACTACTGCTGGGATATTGTCTTGCCATTTAGGACAAACTCCGCATCTTTCAACACTTTTAACTACGCCTCTTGCTATCGTTTTGTATTTTGTATCGTTGTTCCAGCTTCTTTCTACAAGATGATCTTGTAAAGTGCTGTACCTATATTGAATCATTTGATAAATTTTACGGAATAAAAATCTATCTGTAAACCTTAGTTCCAGCCACCATCTTAAATGTTCTGGTTGATTTTGTATATCCTGTCTTGCAATTTCTCTGTTTACTTTTGTAGGAGAACCTCCGCTTCCGAAAAGAGACTTCCATTTTTCAATTTTTTGAAAGTCTTCTAAAGTAACTGACTCAACAAAATCTGTATAGGCGTGGTTATATTTTCCAACTTTTTTCTTTTCTGATAGATAAAGAGCTTGTCGATCTATTGTTTTGTCAAGGCCCGGCATTATGCAAATTTTTCATAATAAGTATAGACTCTGTTGTACCATTCGTTACGCCATTCGTCATACTCATGTGGCCATACATCAAACTGTTGATATGTTTCTCCTCCGAGCTCCATACCGTCATCTCCGCGGCTACACATAAAGATATGTCCTTCACGTATGTTAGTGCCGTAGATTTCGTTGTGTGCTTCTGCGTATGCTACTAGCTGTAAAAAGTAGTTTTGGACATACTCTAGCTTCTTAGGCTTATTAG